CCTACGCTCACTATCCGACTTCACGTTAGGACCCGATATCACAAAATGACATTGTGCATATGGGAATGAGTTCATGGATCCGGAAACAACACCATGTTCTGATTTAATAGGATTTTTCTTATAGTAATCCATCTTTCTATCCAATCTCTTAATCTCTGATTCCAAATAAACATATTGTGCTAAAACTTCTCTTGTCAGTTTCAATAAAATACCTCCTACCATAATCTTTCACATGGCTCTGCAGTTCCACCTTGCTGTGTGTTTTCACGCACTGCCAACATAGCCACCATATCTGGTGCATCATCATGTGGATTCTTTGCAAGCTGACTGTATGCACAAAGCCAACTCATGAATTGTCCATAATCTGACTTAACCTCGTAATCATCCGATGATTTGAAAACAACATGCTCAATAACCCACGGACTATTAATAATAATCTTTGTTTCCTTGTTCTGTGTGGTGAATTTTTTAATTATGCAGCATCTTCCACCTTTGGCTTTTACCTTCTCCTGTACCTTGTCAGCAGTCCTGGAACCCTCTTTGTTGCTTTCAAAATCTGCTATCTGAACATTGTTTCGAACCAAGCAGTCAGCATTTAGATCATCAAGCAAATATGGGTCAATGCTTTGGAATACTACGTCATGTAAGTAATAATCTGTGCCATACTGATAAAATACACCAAGGGCATTGTAATCAGTTCCGGTATCCTTTGTATCGCAAACAGCTAAAATTGCATCCGGTTCCCTATCAGGTAATGCATTTCCTATGTATCTTCTAAGCCTGTCCGTATTGTAGAGGATTCCCTCACGCTCTACCGGCTCATTCTTGTATAAGCATTTGTAAGTGATATCATCAAGTGACTTCTCAATGTCATTAAAGTAATCTACATCAAAGCCAACATCATAATCATAATCAAAGTTACTTTCATGGGTAACAGGGTCAATATCCGGCACTGCAATGAATAATGCGCGTTTATTATTTTCATATATCTTCTGTATTCTTCCAATAACATCCCACACGGACCATCTTGTGGCTATATGGATCTCTTTACACTTCTTTTTCTTTCGTGATTTCAAATCAGCCGTATACTTTGTCCATAATTTATCTAGTCGTATTTTGGATAATGCTTCCTCAATACCGGAACATAAGTCATCACAATAAAGGATTCCCTCAGCACGTGTTACACCGGTCTGTGATGCCCCTATGGCTCTCATGGTCCATGTCTTGAAGTTCTTGAACTTTCCAAGGTTAATTGTCTCTTCCTTGGCATTCATGCTTTCGATTGGAACATTTGGGAAGATTTCTCTCCATGCGTATTCTTCGTTGATGATAATGTTCTGCAAGGCATCATAGAACATTCTTGTTACATGGCCAGAGTGAGAAGAAAACAAATTACATGTCTTTGGGAACCATCCTGCCCATGCTGCAGCAAAGAACCCTCCTAGTGTGGTCTTTCCAGTTCCTGGTGGCATTGAAATTGACAATATGTCTATTTCATCATCAATCAGCTTCTGCATTGCATCAATTAGTCCAAGGCTTATCAATTGCCTACGCCTTGGGATGTAATATCTATCCTCAGGATCACGATTTTTCTCAATGTAGATTAAAAAGCTGTCTAAATTGTGATTTCTAGCTTCAAATAGTATCGCATCGTAATATAATTTCTGAAAATCTGCATTTCCAGTCTGTATATGCATAAGCGGAGCATATTCTTTGATAAATTTCGAGATTTTGAAGCAATATTCCAGCTCTGTCTTATCACTTTCATAGACAATCAGCATCATTTGATACAAATTGTAGAGATTTTGATACTGACTAATGTCACTTTTCTTGATTGCTTCGATTGTTGCTAAGTTTTTTTCTGAAATCACGCTACCGCCCCTTTACAAATTACTTTTTAAGCGGTTCGAGACCATCAATTTATATGCTATTTTTGAACTAAATTCGTTTCAAAGCCATTTCCAATGAGAATTTTATTTATATCAATCAAATATCCACAAAACCATCTTGTATATTGGCTACCATGCATTTCATCCTTGTATTTTTTAATGTCTCTAAGTGGTATTTTTTCTCTATCTTCAAGCAAAAGTCTAATACAGTAAGCAAATGTCTTTCCATTGCATCTACCGTATGGCCTTTCATTTGTAATTCCTCTTAAATATTCCTTTTGCCAGTCATACAGTGGATAGCCGAAGATTTTTTCAATTTTTTCTAACGTGCTGTCTGTAATTTTCATATCACACACCATCAAACTTTGAAACAATTTCAAATACTCTTTGTTTTGCCATATTCTGTTCCACTCTGCTCCAAGGTCTATCTTCTAATACAGCCAGCGCTTCGCAATACGACAATCCACCGCGTCTTTCCAATGTTTCAAGTGATTGATAATGATTACTCTCAGCTTGTCTTTCGTGTGGTTCAATCACTGCATACGGTATGTAATCTTGCTCTCTTACTTTTATACGCGTTCCATATTCAGCCATTATTGGAAAAAGTTTCATACAATCCCCCTTTGTTATGCTACACATTGTCATTTAAAACCATTTCATTACCATCCATTCGGATTATTCCGATGCTTTCAGCCCATTGGATTGTATTTTCATCAAAGATCCATATATCATTACCAACTGCCCAGATTATATATTCTTCTGTTCTGTCTTGAGCCTCGCTCAAGTCACATTTGCCTTTGTTGATAATCCTATTCCCATCTCTGTTTGCAATTTGGATCATTAGTCTAAAAAGACATTTGTCTAATGCATTTCGCCGATTCAGTCGCATTTCAGATTCAGCAGATGATATTTTTGCGCAATAAGTCTTTTCCAAACAGAACCCACCCTCTGGTTGTGGCAATTCAACCCCATCTATTATGATTTTAGGCATACATGCTCCTTTCAGAATCAATTACTGCTTGTTCCCATGCAAACCGGAAGCACTAACGCCCACATGCACCATGCGGAATGTGTAAAATAAACTCCTGCTATAACTGCAACAGCCGTTCCCAACCATGCAGCAACAAATATCTTCCAAACGTACTTACTTTTCATACAAATCTCCTTTTACAATTTTTTCAAACGGCTTTGGTAAGGATTTGCACCTTACATAGAACTATGCAACAGTTAGTCAGCACTCTTACGAGGACAGTTGTTATGATTTTCTGTTGTTTCTTGGAACGATGGGATTACGGTTGTTTACCTGACTTGTCTTAACACCCACCTCGTACCTATTCCATTCCTTTACAATCTTTATGCGTCTACCTATTCCGCCACAAAGCCACAGTCATTTTTCAACGACCAAATATTCCTTGCAAGAATTGTTGTCTTTCCAACCGTCAGTATCGAATAGACCCACACAGTTCACGATACTATGGTCTGCTTCCTTTTTGTCGCCCCCGCATGCCAACATGCACCATTGGCTTTGCTCTTTCAGACCTCTTCCACTATCATTGTCCATTGTATGTATGCAAGGACTGTGCATTTTTAACAGGCTTTTTCAAGCCGAAACCTCTCGGCACTTATGTTGTGCCTTTAATCAGCTCATGCTAAGAGGTAATGAAGGAGTGTATCAAATGATACTGTTTCGAACCATTGACTAGATGGTTCAACGGAACCGGTGGGATTCGAACCCACGCACCACACATTTTTATGGCCTGTCTGATTAGCAATCAAATCTCTTACCGCTTGAGTACAGTTCCATAACTGAGGTATTTTACCCACGTTGCCCACGTCTGTTCGTGGAACCAAGATAATCGTATCCTGGACTATTTTCGCCATAGCTGTGATGTTTTAAGTTTTGTAGGCTCATTATCATCAAATATATTCTTCTCACGGCTATGGCTCCATTCGCACTTCATGCCTTGTCGGTACGATATTGTATGAAAGCCTTAACATGTCAATATCTAACCTTACTACCTCAATCGAGGATTTCGATAGTTCCAAAGCATTCCGGCAAATGAGTTGAAAAACAATTATTCCGAATATGGTTATAATCATCAAAACTACCTCATTTCCATCTGATTTGTAATTGTGACACTAAACCCCATTGCCACTTACAAGCCACCTATACTCCATTCGCTTGCTTCCCATCGTCTTACACGTACCAGATATACCAAATTGTCACAACGCTTGTTGCTATGTATGCAATTCCGACACGAACAAATTCTTTTGTCCTTTTTGGTGTAGTTTTAAGTGTAAGACCGTGTATCAATATCCAAACGATATATACAACTGTCAGAACTAATCTAATTGCATTTTTCATTACGCCCACCTTCCTCTCAGTTTTACCAGCTATGTATTATCTCGATATTCCAAATCGTCACCTGTGTCAGAAAGTACCACCGCTCAATGCTGAAGAATGGCAAGTGGACTATCAAAAAGACTTTCTGCAATGGCTTGTCTCTTTTGATGTTCAAATGAAACATAGGATCCTTTGCAATCCGATTTGGATAAACGGCTACCGTGTAATGCTTTGATTCATACAGCTTATACTCTCCGCTTTTGGTCTGCTCATTTTCAATCTTGTGAAGCATATGTCTCCTTTCACTGATATGGTCCTTTTTATTTTTTTGGAATTTTTTTTGATGTGACAATCTGACGTGCTTTGATGTGATTTATCGGATGTGTG